CCTACGGCGGCGTTGGCGGCTTCCAGACGCTGATGGTGGAAGGCAAGCGCAAGTTCCGCGCATGGGTGTACACCAAGACCAAAGCCTCCATTCCCGACGAGGACAGCACCACGCGCGGCAACAACGTGAGCTTTGGCACCCAGCCCATTGACATGAAGATCATGGCCCCGAACTACGGCCCGTGGAAGCGCGTGAAGGAGTTCGACACCGAAGCGGCAGCTGACGCCTATGTGCAGACGTGGCTGAACGTAAGCGAGTGGTTCAAGGCCCAGATCATGCTGATGGGTGAAGGAACTGCCAGCCACAACGGCACCGTGAATGTGGCCGACGGAGAGACGCTGGAAATCACCTTCAGCCAAGCGCCTACCAAGCTGTATGACAACGGCGAGGACAAGACGGCCAGCCTGAGCGGCAACAAGTACACTCTGGCAGCCGTGAGCGACGACCACAAGATCTGCGCGATCTTCTGATAACCAACCGGGCGGGGAGATTTTCCCCGCCCTTTTCGGATTTGAAAAACACAAGCGCTTGGGGGTATAAAGCCGCATGGAAAAAGGGAAGAAACTGAACCTTGGAAAGCTGCATCTTTTGTATAACGCCGCTGCCCATTTGGAAGCCGTGAAGCAGTACCCGGACGGACTGGTAAGCGCGCTGGCGCTGGATACGGCGGATGGGCTCAAGGCGCTGTGCTGGGCCGTTGCAGAGCTGAGCACACGCGGTGAACTGGTACGCAGGATGCAGGGATATGAGAAAGAACCGCTTTGGACGGCTGAAGAGATTGAGGCCGTGATTACGCCCTATCAGATGGTGGAAGCCAAGGGCAGGGTGATCCGGGCCGTGCTGCACGGCATGCGCACGCCGGAGGACGAGCACGCCGAAGTGGACGAAGTGCTGGCCGAATTGGAAAAAAAAACGGCAGAGGGCTGACGGAGGCGATGTACCTGTACATAGCCACCAATTTGGGGCTGAGCCGCGTTGATGCGCTGCAGATGGAAATTTCCACGGTGCTTGAGATGGCGGATATCAAGGCCGAAACGATGAAAGAAGCCAAGGAAAAGGCCGGGAGGTAACGCATGGCCGAAAGGACGATATCAACAAAGCTGGTACTGGCAGGCGAAAAAGAGTACCGGACACAAATGCAGGCCATCAACCGGGAGCTCAAGGCGCTGGAAAGCGCCCTGAAACTGGCTGATAACGAGTTTAAGGGCCAGCAGAACACACTGGCCGCGCTGCAGGCCAAGCATAAGGCGCTGACGGACGTGATCGCCAAGCAGGCTGAAAAATACAAGGCTGAAACGGACGCCATAGCCAAGAACAAGCAGTACCAGCAGGAAGCCGCTGCCGCCGCCGAAAAGGTGCGCCAGCAGATGGAGCAGCTGAGCCGAACCACCAGCGAAGCGGATAAGCAGACCGATGCTTACCAGAAGCAGATGGAGGAGCTTAAGGCCGCGCTGACTGCGAGCGAGAACGCGGAGCAGAAGGCGGCGGAGGCTGTAACGCGCCACACCACGGCGGCCAACAATGCCAAGGTGAAGCTGAACGACCTGAACGGCCAGCTGAGCGCCAATGAGAAATACCTGGACGAGGCCAAAGCCAGCAGCGACGGATGCGCCAAAAGCATCGATGCGATGGGCAACGAGGCCAAGGATACGGGCGAGAGCTTTCAGAAAATGGGCGAACAGGGCGCGGCCGGCATCGATGCGCTGGCGGCTGCGCTGGCAGCTGCGGGCGTTGTGGGCACGCTTAAGGAGATTGCGGAGGGCATCAAGGCCTGCCTGGACGCGAGCATAGAATTTGAGAGTGCCATGACCGGCGTGGCAAAGACCACCGACCTGAGCGGCGAAGAGCTGGCCGTGATGAGCGAGAAGATTCAGGAGCTGAGCCAGAGGATTCCGCTGACCACGACGGAGCTTGCGCAGATCGCCGAGGCGGGCGGCCAGCTGGGCATTGCCAAGGAAGATCTCCTCTCCTTTACTGAGGTGATGGCCAACCTGGGTGTTGCCACCAACATGACCAGCGAAGAAGCCGCCGTGATGCTTGCACAGTTTGCAAACATCACCGGCATGGACTCGAGCCTCTACAGCAACCTGGGCAGCGCCATTGTTGACCTTGGCAACAGCTTTGCAACCAATGAAAAAAAGATCACCGACATGGCGCAGGCCGTGGCTGCGGCAGGAAACAACGCCGGCATGAGCGCGCCGGATATTCTGGCGCTGAGCGCAGCGGTGACAAGTCTGGGCATTGAGGCCGGAACGGGCGGCAACAACCTGAGCAGCCTGATTGGCGATATGCAGATGGCCGTGGAAACGGGCGAGGATTTGGAATTGTGGGCCAAGGCTGCCGGCATGAGCGCGCAGGAGTTTGCCACACTGTGGGGAACGGACGCCACAGAAGCCCTGCGCCGGTTTATTGGGAACCTTGGTACCACCGAAGAGAGCGCCCGCGCGACGCTGGCAGCCCTTGGACAGAACGACGACCGCCTTGTGCGCATGGTGACCAGCCTGAACAGCGCAGAAAAGAGCACGGGACTTTTGACCCGAGCGCTGGAGCAGAGCGAGAGCGCATGGAACCAGAACGCCGCGCTGATGAAAGAAGCGGAAACCCGATACGCGACCACCGAGAGCAAACAGCAGATTCTGGCCAACAGCATCAACAACCTGAAAATAGCGGTGGGCGATCAGCTGAAGCCGGCCATGAACCAGCTGCTGGACACCGGCACGGAGTGGGCGCAATGGGCCACGGAGTTTGTGGAGAGCAACCAGCAGATTGTGCCTGTGATGACCGCAGTGGTGGCCGCTGTGGGCACGTTTGTAGGTGGGCTTACTGGGCTGGCGGTTGTGGTTGGAACGGCTCAAAAGGCCCTTGCAGCGCTGAACGTGGTGCTGACGGCCAACCCGTGGGTGCTGGCTGCTGCAGCCATTGCCGCAGTAGCAGCTGCGATCGGCACGCTGGTGCTGACCTCTCAGGGCGCCAACCAGGAAGTACAGGCGCTGGCCACGGCGCAGGAGAACCTGAACACCGCCATGACGAGCGCGGAAACCGCCTACTCCACCAGCGTAGCGGAGATTGAAGCGCAGAGCTCCCTGATCGGCGAACTGTGCAACCGGCTGGATGAACTGGCCGGCAAGAGCAGCCTGACGGCGGAGGAACAGGCAGAGCAAAGCCGAATCGTAAACCAGCTCAACACCATGCTGCCGGGTCTGAATGCCAGCATTGACGCGCAGACCGGTGTGCTGAACACCAGCACAGAGGCGATCCGAAAGCAGACCGAGGCATGGAAGGAGCAGCAGATTGCGCTGGCGGTGGCCGAACAGCAACAGGCTGTGATGCAGGCATATTCTGCTGCGCTGATCGAGCTTGAAAAAGTGGAGATTGCACGCGGTGAAAAGCAGAAGGAACTGGCTGTTTTTGAAAACAACCGGACGGATGCACTGAACAGGCTGGCAGAGGCGATGGAGTTGCCTGCGCAAAGCATTATGCAGATGACGCAGTATAATCGCGAGCTTGCACTGGAAACGGCTATTGCAAATCAGGGACTGTATGAGCAGGGCGATGCACTGCGCGCAGCAGCTGCGTATGTGGAAGCAGCGGGGCATAGCATAGCAGGGCTTAACGATGAGATTGCCGATATGGATGAAGCATACTCATCAGCTACAGACACAGTTGAAAAAGCAGAAGCCGAGCTGCGGACGATGGAGGAAGTCGAAAAAAACCTGATCTCCACAACAAGCGAACTGCCGAAAGCGGTAGAAGAATCGTCTGAGGCCGTTGCCGACCAGGCTGAAGCCTACAAACCCGTAATCGACAAGCTGGAGGAGCTGACCGAGTACCAGAAGAAGGTGCAGGAGGCTACCAAGCAGCAGGTTGCGAGCGTGGTAAGCGGCTTTGAGGAGATCGTGCCGCCGGCTGAAAAATCAGTAGAAGATACGATAGCCGCGCTGGAAAGACAGATCGTATACATGGACAACTTCGGCAGCCTTGTGCAGCAAGCGCTGGCCATGGGATACAAGGCATCGCTGATTGCTGAGCTGAGCGACGGCAGCGAACAGAGTAGTGCTATACTGACGGGCATGGTGAACGCCAACGAGGAAGAAGTGGCGGCCATGAATGCTGCGTGGGATGGCAAGCTGACCCAGAGCGCGCAGCTGACCGCCGAGCTGAGTGCGGCCAAACTGGCAGCAGACGAAGGCTATCAAGCGCTGGTGCAAACCGCCATACAGGCTGTGAACGATTTGAACCAGCAGGATCTGGCATATGCAGCGGGCGAAGCAACGGTCAACGGCCTTGTGAATGGCCTGCGCAGCCAGCTGGGAACGGTGAGCGCACTGGTGGCGCAGTACAACGCCACGCTTGCAAGGCTGGGCTCCACATCATCCGGATGGACGGGGAAGGTAGAACGCGCAATAGGCGGCAGCCACGCCCAGGGCCTTGACTACGTGCCG